GTCTGTGGTGGCGGGTGGTTCGGGGGTCTCCCCCCACCCTTTCGAACGGTTGTTCGGTGCCCCTCAGGCTTGGTTCCAGCCACCGGGTTGGTGCTGTGCGGTTTCGGTGTCGTGACAGGGTTTGCAGAGGCCGCGACCGCGTGTGGGGTCGTTGCTGTCGAGTCCTGCTTCATCGAGGTCGCGTTTGCTGTCTGGGTAGTGGTCAGCGACGGTGCTGAGCGCTACATGGCAGGCGGTGCAGATGGGGTCGCGGGTGAGGACGGCGTTGCGGAATGTTTGGTGTCCGCGTGTGTTGTAGCCACGTTCGGTGGCGGTGCCCCTGGCCTTGTCCCCTTGGCGCCTATGTGCCTGGCACCTACTGCCTTCACTGGCTGGGTAGATCGTGGGGCATCCGTGCACCGAGCAGACGCGCATGGTCTAGTCGTAGCTGCGCACGATGTTGTTGTCGTGTCCGCGGGGTTCGTGTCTCGCTGCACGGTCAGCGGCGGCGCAGATCGTCGCGCATCCATCAGCTGCTGACAGTGAGCTCCAAGTGGTGCCGCATTCCATGCACGGGTAGTCCACGGTGGCCTCCATTGAGCAGTCTGCATTTGTCAGCCCGTGACGCCGGCGCATTCGTGCACGGCGTTTCGCGCCAAGATTGAGCATTATGCACGGTGTCAGGGCACAAAAAAAGGGCACCCGTTATGGATGCCCCTTCATTTCGTGTTCTCAAGAGTTGCCACGCGGCCCCACAGTGGGCTCTGACCTTCGTCCGGCAGTGTCGTCCGGCTCTCCTGGCGTGGTCTTCTGCGAGTGAGGGCGTTGCAACGACTCGCCCCAGGTATGCCCAGAGCATCACTCACCGCATTGTCGGCATGGCAGGTCTTGAACCTGCGCACCATGGCTCTACCAACTGAGCTACATGCCGTTAGTGCCCCGTATGCGTGCCCGAGGCGACGGCACCTATTCGTTTATGGGATCGCATCATGCGTCCCTGGCGCCACGGTGTGTGGCTGTTCCGAGCTTGCCGAGATATGGGGGGTCGATCGACAGTTGCCGGACACAAGAAAGCCACCTACATGGGGATGTGGTGGCTTGGGGCTTCCGGTTTTTTGCAGACTACTGGAAGGCAAGGTCAACGTTACCCGTTTCGGGTGCGGGTGGCAACGTTTGCTGTGGCGTGTCTCCTTCCTTGAGTTCATCTGCGAGTTCCGTCATCGCTTCGTCGCCTTGCCACACGGTGTCGCATGCACGGCAGGATGCTCTCGCCGCCCGGTGCATGTTTGCGGCGTCGGGCCGGTATGTCATGACCAACGGGTTACGAACCGTCTCCCCCGCACTGTTTGTGTACGTCCACTCTTTGCAGACTGGGCATGCACCAAGGATTTGGAGGGTCTTGGGTGGGTTGACGAGTGTGCGGATCGTGGCCACCCAGCCTTGTAGGACACGGAGGTAGAACGTTTCCGGGTCTCGTGCACTGAGTCTCTTGGCGTACCAGGCGCGCAGGTCTTGCACGGGGTCGCGTGTGACCACGGCACCAGCGATCCGACACCAGTCCCCGATCGTCGCCGTGATGATCGCCGCCTGATGCAACGCGTCACTGTCGAGTACGTTGCGTGTCCACGGTGCACCACCTGACCCTGACCCGGATCTGAGGGACGACGACACGGCCTCTTGCAGTTGCACGAGTAGCGGGTCTTCGGTAGCCCATGTGTACCCGTCATCGGTGGGGACTTTCACGGGTTTGGGTAGCGTGAGCTCGTCCACGACGGTCAACAGATCGGTCATGTGTCCTCCTTAGTGTCGAGCGGCTCAGAGTTGATGAGCGCGTTCACTTCCTCCAAGCTGATGACGGCCACCAGTTCCACTTTCAGCATCGCCCGGTCGCCCCAGCCTTCAATAGTCCACCCGCCTTCGGTGATCTTCATGCCCGCGTCTGGCAACTCGAAGATCCTCCCGAGACGTGCCGCCTGGTGCTGCCGTTGCTCATCGGTGTAGTGCTTGACGATCGCCATCAGTCCTCCTTGGTGTTCTCTACATCAGCGGCCAGCCCGGGTTTCATGAGCGCGGGGCAGATAGCTGCCGGGTGTGAATCGCGGATCGTCTTCGACCGTGACGGCGGGTGTTGGTCGCACTCCGGACTGATCCGTGAGTAGGCGACCATGCCGCACGGTTCCTGTGGGCACGGGCAGGCGTCCTCGATGTGCGTCTGCCCTGGCCAGCCGCGCGATATGTGTGAGTGATTCCAATAGCTCACGTCTGGTCTCTCCCGTCTACATCAGCGGCCCGAAGTTCTCTCTCGCCTGCCCTGAGCACTGCGAGCATCACAGGGCCATCCAGGAATCGCCCGCAGCCGTTGCACTGCAAGCGGCTGAACCTTGGCGTGGCGAATATCACCTCGTCGCCATAGATGCCACGCAGGTTCGAGTGCGGGCATCGCTTTCGGTCACGTCGTCGCATGGTCTCTCCCGTCTACATCAGCCAGTGCAGTTACGGCGTACCCGATCCGAGTGAACGGCTCGACTGGCAGGAACACGTACGGCAGGCCACCGATCGGATTCCAGTCGTCGTCGTGCTCGACCTCGATACCGAGGGCTTCGAGGTCTTGCTCGTACGTGGTCTCCATCGAGTCATTGCCCGGCGACGACCAGTAGGTGTATCCGAACTTTTTGCCGTCTGACCGCCGCCTGATGATCCGCGTGAACGTGATCACCTGGTAGAACGAATCGGTTGGGTCGCCCAGATAGTCGGCGCTGTCGAGCTCGAACAGTTCATTGAACGCGTCGATCCCATCCGTCTCTGAACATGTGATGTCGAGCATGACGGCCTCGCCCAGATCACCGCGCAGGATTACACGGTCGCCCTGGTCTTCGATCAGCGGAAACTTCTCGGTCATTTCTTGCTCTCTTCCTGGTTGGTGGGCTTGTAAGTGAGGGCGATATCGCGCATGTCGGCGGCTTCTGGCCCGTCGTAGTCCAGGATCTGCGCAATGACGGCTTCGGCTTCCCGTAGCTTGGCGATCGCTCTTTTGGGTTCCATGCGCTTGTGACGCTCGAACGCTTGCTCGGCTTCGCGTAGGCGCGTGATGAGCGTTAGCACGGTCGGCGGATCGAACGCGGCGATGTGGGCACCCGCTGCGTCTGAAACTTCGGAGAGCAGGTACTCCCCGTCAGCGTCGAAGATGTCCCCGCCTAGGTAATCACCGTTCTGGTTCTGCCCGCCGTAGGGCTGGTGGTACCACGGCCCCGGCGTTGCCGCTTTCGCCGTCGCTTCCAGGTCATCCAGGTTGAGCGTCATTGGCCTCCCCTCGCTCTCGTTGGTGAGGCGCTTCCTCTCGGCCTCCCACTCGGCACGCTTCTCACCCTTAGACATGTCGAACACAGCACGCAACCCGGCTACGATGCTCTCTCGGCTCATGTTGGAGGCGAACCCGTCACGAGCATGTGCCTCACTCATTGCCTTGTTCACTGCCGCTCGATACGTCTCCAGCAACTCATCGTCGCTCATGCCCTCCCCCTCGGTGGTGGCGGGGATCAAGAACATCGGCTTGATAGCGCCGTTGGGGTCGCCTCCGTCAGCGTGAATGTCGTGTGCATATTTGGCATCTGACCTGCTTGGGTAGACGCCGCCAGTCCATCCGCACGAGCAGTCGCAGAAGTATGCGCCGCCGTTGGTGCGCTCCGGTTTGAACTTGTGGGTCATCACTCGTCCTCGCTCTCGCTGTTGGTGGTGTCGGGAACCGGCCCGAGGATTCGCCGAAGACCATCACGCCAAGCGCGATCCACCACCCCCGCCGCCCTATCTGCGGATGTAGCGAAGCGCTCAGCGAGGTCGAGGATGACCCCCGCTTCCTCGGCGTCCGCAACGAACTTCTCGACCGCCCGAAGCTTCCCGGTCTCGCCCTGTTCGGCACGCAAGTCGATCAACTCCTGCACAAGGTCAGCCGCAAGGCCGAGCATGGTCTTGACGCTGTTCATGCTCGGGTCACCCTTGTGCAGGTTGCGGATCATCGACGGGAGTTTCGGGTTGATGTACTTGGCGCTCATCTAGCCACCTCCGCATAGAGCTTCCGGGTGGTGTATGTCGTCGTGACCGTCTCCGCTCGGCGCGTCTCCCGATACACCCGGATCGCACCCACCTTGACGTTCAGCAAGTCGGCCTGCTTGAACTTGCGACGCAGGTCGCTCTCGGCAGCGCTGCGTAGTGGCCCCTGATCCCAGTGCGACGGCACCCACTCGCTCCCCCCTGAAAGGGTCACGCCTGTCTCTGTGATCGCTTCGGCCACGAATCTCTGATCCGTTCGCGGCGACCCTGCGATCTCCCTCGCCATGCTCATCGTCGTGCCCCCTCAGCGGCTTCGAGAGCGGCGCGGGCAATCTCTGTAGTCAATGAGCCGCTGGGGTATCGCTCGCCCCAATACGGCATGATCGCAAAGTCGGCCGCGGCGACCATCTCGTCGGTGATTGGGCGTGGCCCTGAACCAGCACGCCCAAACTTGACACCCTCTTCAAAGCCTTCGTGGTAGTCGCAATCCTTAGGTGCGTCGAGTACCCGAAACTCCGTCTTGACGGCTACAGTGCTCGGCTCGGTGGCATCCAGCAGGGCGCGGAGAGCGTCAGCCAGTTGCATCACCATGCCCACAGGGGAATCTGGCGTCCAAGAGCCCTTTCGGTCCCAGGACTCAACCAGCGCCTTCGCGTCTGCGATCAGCTTCACGTTGTCGCTCATCGTCGTGCCCCCTCAGCCGCACGGAGGGCGCATTTCATGCGAAACAACAGGCTCGTGCGCACATGCCCTGACATGCGAGCAAAAGACCCTTCGCCATTGCCGCGCTCGTGGTACTCACGTGCCGCCGCTTCGACCATCTCGTCGGTGATTGGGCGTGGCCCCTTCGAGTAACCAGCAGCGAGAATCGCATCCGCCCACTTCTGCACAGCCTGGCGACGGAGGGGCTCATGCAAGTTGCCCGCCATACCGTTCGCATAAAGCGTCATCACCAGCGCCTCGCGCTCATCCTCGGCGGGCTTGTCAGGCAGGGATTCGACAGCGGCTTGATGGTCTTCTCGCTTGCTCGCATGATCCCATCGGACATTCAGCCCAAGCACGTTCGTGCAGGTGTCGCAGACGAAGAAGCTGTCCCCGCTCATGCTGATCTTCCGGTGCTCGCCGGAAGAGATCATGTCGCCATCCGCATCTCGCATCGGCTCACGCGTGCGCTGACAGGAGCAGCCAACCCACCCGCCGTCGTAGTCCTCGTAGCCCCCGGCACCAACACACAGGTGACAGCTCGCGGCTGGGCCCATGTCTTCGCTAGGCGGCTCGGTGGCATCCAGGAGGGCGCTGATGGCGTCGAGGCCGTTGCTCAACGCAAGCATGTCCTTGTCCATTTCCCGCGTGCTTGACAGGCCCAGCCGACCGCCGATCAGTCGATTGCTGATCTGCTCTTGCGCCGCGCGGGCTTGTTCTCGTGCCTCTTCGATAGTGCTCATGACTCCACCGCCTCGTAGGTCTCAGCGAAGATGTCCGGCTTGCACGGGTAGAACTCGCCCTGCACACCACGGATAATCCAGTCTCCGGGGGCGGCGTGCATGACGCCTTCGAGCGTGTGAATGTCCAGCCCGAACGGGCTCTTGGAGCCAGCGACCCTGAAATCCGCGAATCCGTGGCTGAGCATCCATCCGGCAATTACGGCGTGCGATGCGGAGTTCATGTCCAGCCCGTTCTTTGGGGCTTCGCTGTCTGCGCTGATCTGGTGCGCCTCGATCACGACGGGCTTCTTTCGGTACTGTTTCGCGCTCATGATTTGTTCCTTTCTTGCCAGTCAATTTCGTCTTGTCGTGCTTCAGCTGCTGTCTTCCGCAACGGTCCATCAGGGACGCCCGGTGCCCGGTAACGCAACGATTGGGAACCACCGAACCGGCCCGCCACGTACGCCGCATCAGTGCGCTCAAACCGTTCAGCCATGGCATTTACACCTCCCGTTGAACCCACACACAGGGTTCGTTGTGTACTGTTTTGTTCCCCGCGCGCACCGTGCACAACACGCACGCGGTGGCGGTTCCGTGACGGCGTGACGGTTGTCGAACTCGAACGTGCTGAAACCGGCGGGCATCTGGTCACGGCCTCGATACACATGGCTTCGATCACGCCAACATGCCCGACATGACCGGCGCCCGTTGTTCGTGATGTGAGTGTTATCCGGGGTGAACTCGTGACCGTGCTTGCAGTGGTCCACGGCAACGGTCTGGTCAGAAAGGACTTGCGTCTCCATAACCGCCCACCTCCTGTGCGCTCGACTGAGGGGCTTGGATGGGCCAGGTGTCACCAGCACCCGCACTCGGGGATTGCGGGCCGCCCTGCCCCGCCTGGCGTTCGGTGCGGGCAACTTGTGCGGTCGCGCGCTTCAACGAAACCGCGAAATCAGTAACTTCGAGCTCCATCGAGCTGCGCTTGTTCCCCTCACGGTCTTCGTACTCGCGGGTGTGGAGCTTCCCCGTCACCGTGACCTGCGCGCCCTTGTCGAGCATCGACGCGGCAATGTTCTCGGCTAGGTCTTTGAACGCTGACCAACGCACGAAAAGCTTCTTGCCGTCGCGCCATTCGTTCGACTGCCGATCCATGTACCGGTCGGTTGATGCGACCGTGCCCGACGCGATCGGAACACCAGCCTGGCTATAACGAATTTCGGGTGCTGCTGTGAGCCCACCGTGAACTGTGATTGTTGCCGTCATTTCATTCCTTCTTCCAAAACGAAAGACCCACCCGAAACGGATGAGTCTTGAATATTTGTTCCCGCAACCAACCGGCCGCGTTCCATTGCAAGGAGCCTGCGCAAATGCTCCGTCTTGTCCTGATACGCACGCGCCAATTCGTCTTTCACCGGGATTGGCACCCGACCCTCACGACGCAACCGCCTCAGCCGAACACCCGACCTCTCTAGGTCTGTGAGGTACGCACTGAACCACTCGTCTGACAACCGCCAATCTTCTGGTTGTCCCGGCGACGGGCTCACGGCGACAGCTCCCGGTGAGTGCAGAGCATGCACGTCCCATCCGGCAGACGACGGTGCGACCCCGACCCACAATCCGGTCGTGCTGCCGACATCGTGTCCGGCAACGACCGCATCCGTGCCGCATAAATCCCGTTGATGATGTGCGCCGGTTTCAGGTACTCCGTCGATTCCCGAAAATGGGCATTCACCGCGGCCACAGCATCCACGTACCGGACGCCCTCCATGAGCGGTTCCCATGCTTCGATCGTCAACTGGTCAACCTGCCGGTTATCGAGCACCTGGATACGGGCGAGCAGCATCGTCAATTCTTGAAGGCTCATGCGGTGACCTCCTTCGGGTCGAGAGATGTGATCTGCCGTCCAGCGACTTGCCGCCCAGCGGTCGCGGTTTGCGCTGCCCGTTCGGTGGGTGTCAGTTTCCGGTTGTGTCGGTCGTCCTGGTCTTTGATCAACCAGTTCCGCCATGTCGCGGGCCAGTCGAGTTTCGTGGCGTCCCTGCCTGCTTTCGCACGCCAGTAATTCACGAACCGCTCGGTGGCGTCGTCAACGTTCACGAGTGGTGTCCGGTCGGCTGCCCAGTCCCGCATTTCTCTTGTGACAACGAACTGGTCGGGAATGCGGGTGCCGCGTTTGCGCGGTACAACACCTTTAGGTGTTGTTATAGGGGTCGGGTCGGGTCGGGTCGGGTCGGGGTTACGAACACTTTCCGAACCGTTCGCACCCGTTCGCCCGAACAGTGAGCCACCATCCGCGTATCCATGCAGATAGTCAGCATCGAGCGGCGCGCGCTCGACCTCCGCTCGGCCCTCGCTCGACCCTTGAGCGGCAGTCGCTCGACCATCGCTCGAAGGTCGCTCGACGCCCGCTCGATCATCGCTCGGCTTCTGCTCGGCCTCCGCTCGCGCGTTTCGTCGCTTTCTTCGCAACTCCCGCATACGTTCCCGACTCGATGCACGCTCATCATCAACGTCTTGTTTGCTCGGCTGATACTCAAGCCAATTGCAGAAAACAAAGCCATCTGGCTCGCGCTCCCACAACCCTGCTGCCACTAAAGCTTCTGACGCTGATGCAGGCACAGCCCACTCCGAAAGCATGTAATCCGGGATGTGCCCATTCGTCAATTGATCCGCCGCCCACGACCCGGCAACCGTCCAGACACCGATCGCCGCGAACCGGTTCCGGCGCGGGATTGAAAGGAACTTTCGTGACGCATGCAACCCGTCATCGACTTTGAACCACGCCACTATCCACTCCCTCCGTTCATGTCGTCCATTCCTCGTCTTCGTGGCGTCTCTCGGTGTCCGAAATCAGGAACCACCGTTGCCCGGTCAGGTACTCCACAGGTGTCCGTTTCGCGCGTTCGAGGGTGGCCGCGTTCGTTGCTGCTTTCTCGACCCGCAACCCGCGCTCAATAAGGTCGAATCTGATCAGCGCCGATGCATCCTCCGCTTGCCCGTTGCACACCGTGCACACCGCGACAAGGTTCGCCGGATGATCCAGCACCTTCGACCCACCCGAACCCCGGTTCGCCCGGTGATGCGTCGTCTGCGCCTCCCCCAGGCAATCCGCGAGCGCCATGAGACAAAACCCGCCGTCACGGTTGATGACGGCCATCTTTCTTGCCACTGTCACAGCCACGTCGTGCTCATGTTTCTTCGTCCTCGTATTCGCCCGCCGCCACACGGGCGACCCACTCACAAAACAAAAGAGCCGTGAACCCAACAAGGGCCACGACCGGAACAAGGGCGACAAGCACCCACCAAAACCAGTTCATGTCACCTCCAATTCGACGCGCGCTTCCCGCGCATCTTCGAGCCGAATCACCGGGGCTAGCTTCGTCATAAACTCCGGTGTGTCATCCGGCACGATCCCCGCATCAACCAGCCCGTCACACATCGCCTTGAACGTCGGATACGTGTTGTCCGTGTCACGTCGTCGGTTATCGCGCACAACCCACACGAGACGCACCGTCACATGACCTGCAGCAGGGATATCCGCTGACCGTGCCAACATGGTTGTCATCGTGCGGATCAGTTTCGTGAGCCTGGCTTTCTCAGCCCAATGCATCCGGTCGTTCGCGCTCAGCAGTGGTCTCGGCCACGGAAAGGTCAGAACCGTCACAACGCCTCCCAAGGTAATGACGGTTGCAGGAATCTCGTCTCGAGGGACATCCGGAGGTAGTCCCTGTTCAGATCGATCCCGATGTATTTCCTGCCCTCGAACGTTGCTACCGCGCCTGTGGTGCCGGAGCCGCTGAAAGGGTCAAGCACGACGTCGCCAGGTTGGCTCCCCGCGCGGATGCACGGACGGATCAGGTCGGGCGGGTACACCGCGAAATGAGATCCAGGGAACGGAGCAGTGGGGACGGTCCACACTGTGCGCTTATTGCGGGTTTCGGCATTGCCGTAGCTCCCGGACTTGTCTCTGTGGTTGCCGCTCGCAGCGTTGTAGCCATGTTCGCCGCGGGTGCCGAGGTAACGTGCTCCGGCCTTCGTGGACTGCTCTTCTGCGATCGCATCGGCGTCGTAGAAGTACGTTGGGTTCTTCGCGAACAAGAACAGGTATTCGTGCGACTTCGTGGGTCGATCCGTGACCGACTCAGGCATGGGGTTCGGCTTGTGCCAGATGATGTCCGAGCGAAGAATCCATCCGTCGTCCTGTAGCGCGAACGCAACCCGCCACGGGATGCCTACAAGGTTCTTTGCGCGCAGCCCTGTGCCGTCGGGGCGTTCAACCATTCCCGGATTTGTGTCCCTCGACCCGTCCCGATTCTTGTTCGGCGTATTCGAGTTGTGGCGCGGCGTGGAGCCGAAACTGTAGGTGTCTCCGAGGTTCAGCCACAGAGTCCCGTCATCCTTGAGGACGCGCCGCAGTTCGCGGAACAACTCGACCATCCGCGCGACGTACTCACACACCGATGCCTCAGCGCCGATCTGCCCGTCTTCGCCGTAGTCCCGGAGCCCGAAATACGGCGGTGAGGTGACGATCGTGCGCGCCATCCCATCCGGCAAGGTCCGTGCGACTTCGAGCGCATCGCCATGATGCAACTGCACGTCGTCACTGTCGTAGTACAGGCTCATGCCGTGCCCTCCAATGCTGAAAAATCGAACGCCTGCTGCGAGAGCCGCTTCACGATCAGTTCGCAATACTTCTCTTCAAGCTCCACACCGATCACCTTTCGCCCGAGGTTGCGGGCCGCGATGAGAGTTGCGCCAGAACCCGCGAACGGGTCCGCAATGACACCCGGAGGTGCGCACGCAATGAGAGATTCCATGAGCGCAACCGGCTTCGCGTGAATGTGCATGTGCTGGTCGAGGGGAAACGCTGTCAGTACTGAGAAGTTCGCGTTCCCGTCGCGCACGAATCCGCGAGCGTAGATCGACTCGTGCGTGTAGCGCCAAGGGCCGCCATTCATACCCGGCCGCTTCTTGTCCCAGACGATGCGGTCGTCCCAGTGTCCGGGCGGGTCAGGGAGGCGGGGAGAGCCGAATGCGAGCGCGGGCTTGTCTCCCCACATCTCGAGGATGTGGTCACGCACGCCTGTTGTGTCGTCATTTGCGATCGTGAACCCTTCGGGGCCGAGCCCTGCGTTCTGTCGTCGCCCGTACCCACCCTTCGCGTTCCCTGCAGAGAACTGCGTGCCGTACGGCGGATCGGTCACGAGCACGTCCGCGCGAGTCCACCCGCGAACACCTCTACAGTCCCCGTGGTGCAGTTCAACGAACTCGTCTTCGTAATACAACATTTAGACACCCCTCTTATTCATGGTCTGCACGAGGACCGCCAGCCGGTCCCGTTCCGCTAGCTCGATGTCAGGGACGCGCCCGCGACCGCCGAGTGTCTTTCTGGCCTGCAACTCGATAAGTACGCGCGCCTGGTCTGGCTTGATCCGCAGGAATGGCAGGACGGCTTCGCAGACGACCACGGACTGTCTCGCAGTAACGTGCCAGCCGATCACGTCGCGGCCCCTCTCGGCGGTCGGTTTTGTGATGCCAAGATGTCCGCTGAACAGTTCGCACAGCAGATGGGGAACGTGCGGCGTTACCTGCCTCAACCCCACCATTGCGACATGCGTAGGCGTGCGGCTCTTGGCTTTCATTGAGCGCGTATCCCTGCGGATGGTGAAGAAACCATCACTATCTAGGCACCCAGCGATGTAGGCGAGGGTCACGGGGTCATAAAGGCTCATGCCGTTTCCTCCCAATCGCCGAACATTGACGGCTGTAATGGTTTGCGTACCCGCTGCAGGATGAGCGGCAGGTGTGATTCTTCAAGTTCGATGAGCACGGCTTCCATGCCTTCGAGTAGTGCGGCTTCTCCGGTTGTCCCCGAGCCCGCGAACGGGTCGAGCACGCGGCCACCACGGCGGGTGACGAGCCGGACGAGCCATCGCATGAGGTCGAGCGGCTTCACTGTTGCGTGCGCCACTCCGTCAACTTCCGGCCGTTCAGAGCTGGGCGCTTTCGCCTCGTAACGGAACGTTGGGAAGAACCGGGATGCGCCGCCAGCGTCGCCGTATGATTCGCGACCGGGTGCACCCGCGAACGCGCCGAGCGTGCCCTCGGCCTTGCCATTATCGGCGTGGTGAGGCAGCACCTTGCCTGATGTAAGCGTGCCGCTCTGCGCGTCCAGTAAGGCAGCTTGAGATTCATCCAGTACGACATTGGTCGGCCACCTGCCACCCTCATGGGCTCGTGCTGCTGTTGCTTCCGGCGTGCCCTGCATGAACGTCTCGGCTGTGCGTAGTCGGGTGTACCCGCCGCGCCCGAACCCACCCATCGCTTCGATGCGTCCGGCATCCTCCGCAGACATCGGGACACGGTTCGCGTCAATGTTGATCGCCCCTGTCCCGTACGCGAGCACGTTCGCCGCGACCGTCTTCTCGCCGAGTGGTTTACGTGCAACGATGATCGGCTCGAACGCCGGTTTCAACGCCGTGCCCCAGCCCTCCCACTCGCGCGCAGCGTCGGTCGCGGCGCGGTCGCGACGTTCCTTCCCAAGTCCACCGACCGTCATTCCCGCCGATCCCGTCGTCACGCCGGATCGGTGTTGCCCGGTAACATCGCGCTCAGCTTCAACACGCTCTATCAACGGAAGCCACTCTTCCGAAAGACCGAGAGCCGGCGCGAGAATCTGCCACTGCTCACCGGTAGGCACATTGTTGCCCTTTTCCCAGTTGACGGACGCACCGCCGTGATTGACGTTCGCGAAGAAATCTCCGAGTGCGCAGACCTGCGCATGTGTCAGGCCTACCGCGCGCCGCCTCTCGCCATAGTGCTTTGCGAACGGTTCAAACATGTTGGATCTCGGCGCTGCGGCATCGATTGCCTTCGATACGTCCATCGACTTCGGGAACCCTGACCCGTATAGCCACGCCATAGAGTCGCGAATCTCGAACCCGGCATCCTCGATCGCGGTCGCGATCCGATGCCACGTCCGCGTTCCGCCGAACGCGAGCAGATAGCCGCCCGGTTTCAACACCCGCCAGCACTCCCGCCACATCTCCACGTCGTACGCGATGCCCGAAGAATCCCAGCCCTTGCCCATGAATCCGAGTTCGTATGGTGGGTCCGTCACTATCGAGTCGTACGACTCCGCCTCGAACGTCGGCAGGATGTCTTTGTTCGAACCGTGGAACAGGCGGAGCCCACCATCTTCGTAGTAGTGCTTCACAACGCCTCCTATAAGTAATGGGTGAGGGGCGCCCACCCGTAAGTGAACGCCCCTCAAAATGAATGGGTCAGGTGTTCCCCGACCCCGCGTGCAACAGTGCTTCGGCCCTTTCGGTCGAGACCTCCGACCGGAGCGCATCAGCCACCGCGGAACACCATTTGAGGCGTTCCTTCTTCGCCGCGATCGATGACTCGGCCGACCGGAACTCACGGTGCAACTGGTACGCCTCCGTGTCACGGTCAGCAACCTTCTCCGCCGCCGCCTGTGACAGTTTCGGGTCATCATGTTTCGCGGTCTCCATCACCACCGCACGCCGATACTCGAGATCCGCTTTCCGTTGCCCGTACTCATTCACCGCAACCTCAAAAGATCGGATCTCCGAGTCCCACCGGATCAGATGGTTATTGAGTCGGGTCTGCGTTGGCAGCGCCACCGGTCACCTGCTCAAGCTCGGCCTTGCGTACGTTCGCAGCATCCATCACGTCCTGTGTGCGCCAACCCTCAGCCCCAGCACGATTCACCAACACGGTCAGCGCGGCCATGTCCACAGCGTTCACAACCTGTTCCCGCCAACCAGCAGGCGGTTGTGGTGCTTTCGACTGCCGTCTCTGCGGTGTCGACGTTGCAGCGTTCCCGTCATCGTCATCATCAGGGGCAACACCCGTCACCGCAGTGAGCAGGTAGCGGCGACCGTACGTGATCCATGACGCGATCTCTTGCGCCTTCACCCCCTCCGGGAGAGGCCACAAACTCGTGATCGTCTCCCCCGACGCATGCCGCAACTCGCCCCGTAGCACCGGGCCAGACTCCGTAATGTCCGGGATCGTCACCCATGCCAGCCCTTGTGCCGCGAGCGCCGGGATCACGACCTTCACAATGTCTGCCAGATCGGCATATTTTGATTTGAAAGCCGGATTCACTGACCCCTTCGAAACATCCGGCAGATCGACTTGGAATGCGGCCAACGCCGCCGTCAAACTCTTATGCTCAGCCATGGTTCTAGTCCTTCTTCGGTGTAAAACGCAGCGTCGGTTTCGATGCCGGTGTGAGCTTCGTGAACTCGGTAGCAAGCTCCGGATGCGCGCCCTTGAAAGCGGTCTGATCGAACGACGCACGCGGCTTCGGAGTCGAGTACGACAACGACCCGAACGGTGACTTCGCCGCGAACTCACGATCCCCCGCACGTTCCCGGATCTGCTCCATAACCGCGTCGAACCCGGCCTGCGCCTCATCGAGCCGTTGACGGGCCTGGTACGCCTCCACAATCACCGCATCCCACTCACCCGCCGCGGTGTCCTCCGCGAGGTACGCCTGGAACTGCTCGAACGTGTCCCGCAAGATCACGAGCCGCGCCTCGTCACGAGGAATGATGATGTCGTGCAACGACAATGGGGTGAAGTTCTCGTGCAACTCCCACGCGAACACCGACTCATCAAACCCGGACACATCCAACGCCCACTGCACCTGGTCGTAGTAGTCCTTCGGAATCGCGGCCGGTGCCTCTTCCCACTGGTTGATCGTCGTCTTGAACTCCCCCAACCGGTTCTTACCGATCGCGTCCGGTGAGGCGAGCTTGCGAGGGTCGGCAAGGTTTCGGATGATCGCATTCGTCGGCACAATGTCGTGCTTGAAATGCATCACCGACCCGATAAACGGTTCACGCTCATTCCCCCACCGTGTGTACGCGTTGCCACGGAACGTTGACGGGGCACCCTGTTTGCGGGCTTTCACTTCCGCCCACGCAGCAGGCCCACCATTCGCGAGCTTCGCGATATCGGTTGCGGTGACACCCTCGGCGCGCATTGCGAACCATTCCGGCGACTCGACCTCAACGATGGGCAGAATCTCGAACGCGGTCATGCGCTCATCACCCCGGCATCACCGACACGGTTCATCCCGTGCGTTTGGAGGGCTGTCTGCCAGTCAGGGTGGGTGCTGAGCGGCATCGTGCCGCGCCGCACAACCCACCACCCGGACGGCTCCTGCCTCAACGTGAGCGGCTCGACTTGTGGGGGCATGACCTGCCCGGTGGCTTCATGCATCAACGTTTCGAGCGGGATATTGCGTGTCACAGCACACCTCCTATTGCTAGAACGGCCGCACCAACAGCGACCAGGACAGCCACGGCACCAAACACCGTGGCAATGGGTTGGAGGGGATGAACCTCCCGAACAAGGGGCGGCAGAATGTCACCGGCAGAAGTCACAATCCACCTCGATCCCGTCAGACAACGCCATCGCATGCTCGTCGCTGCATGGCACCCGGTCGGTGATGGGTTGCAGGTGGCGTCGGGGAGCATCTGCCATCGACACTGTGACGAGCCGGTCATCGAACATCAGGGTGAACGTTGCGCCCGGCTTGAGTCGCTCCAACGCTGTCCCGTACGCCGCGACTTTCTCCATCAGCTTCGGCACGTACGGTTCCCCGTCGAACTCGACCGTGATCGATCTCACTCCGCCCACCGCTTCGCTGTCGCGCGGCCCATCGTTTTGAGTGCCCGGTACTGGGCCACCCACAACTCTTGGGTCGCCTCATCACCAGACCAATCCGGCCGTCGCCGCTTCACCTCAGCCATGAGCGTGCCGAGCGTCCCCGACCAGCACCCCACTTTGAGGATGTGCTTCCCCTTCTTCGTGCGCGCCAACGTGACCGTGACACCCTCCGAACCGATCGGGCCGACCACGAGCAAGTGCCAGGGCTTCTCGACCCGCGCATCGCCGGAGACCTGCGCATTGCCGGAGACCCGCGCATTGCCGGAGACCCGCGCATTGCCGGAGACCCGCGCATTGCCGGAGACCCGCGCATTGCCGTAGACCTGCGCATTGCCG